CAATCCCAAAATAACCAGCGTAATCCTCCAAAATTTACCAAATTGAATATGATAATAGGATGGTACCATCGCCACGTTGGAATATTAATCCGGAGTTGTCGCTTTTGTAGCAAATAGTTGATATATATCACCAATGGAAAACCTAACAGCAAATACTGCTCACCTGGAAAGAAACCTGTGCTTCCATTACAATGTTGATCAAACGAAAGTACATAATATTCTTCCCCGCAGTATGCTGCCACGGCTGTGATAAGTGATTGGGAATGTGCCCATTGCCGCTGCACTGTGTGTAACAACCACATAGATGCAACTGCCATGATTACTTCAATATGGTTAGAAAACATAAACCGCATAGGTAATTCTTCCTGCCACATCAAGATAATTTGCAATAATTCCCTCATATCAGACAATTCCGGTGACTCCGTGATTTCACTGAAATCATGTAAAACTTCACGCGCAACCATAGCTGGCAATCGCTCCTCATTTTCTTGTGGACCAGATGCAGCAATGACCGATTCCAAAATATCCATAACATCATCGATCTCATTCATCAATGCTGCTTGTCGCAATGAGATAACGATTGCATGTTCATCTTCCGAATCTGTATCCGAAACATTTCCTGTGTCATCCAAAATTAGTGGAGGTGGGATCTCGCCTGATTGCTTAGTGTACAACTCCTTGTTTTCCACTTCACAATCATCAGATTCAATACCACGAATATACCGATCCTTCCAATGTTCAACTCTATCGAAGTATGTGTCATCCAACAAAGTGCACATATGTGAAATGCCAGCTAATTGCGCTACTTCCTTCATCTGTGCACGTCTCTGCTCGTACTTAGCTTCACCATGATTAAACCATTCACGAAGTGCTCCGTCAATATTATCGGCTGCGAGCTTCTCCTTAGTGTTTGCCTTGGACTTCAAATTGGAATGGAGACTTTTGAATATTGAATCTTCATCCAACGCGCCCATAATGTGTCCTGTATGTTCGCAGAACACATTCTTGCGCTTAAGGAAATCGGCATCTGTATCTTTCATGTAAGCTGTTGGGGTGGATTCCTTGTCAGGCATTGTGAAAACCATATCATGTTCTGCGAAAAATTCCGCACAATACAAATGATTGAAATCGTCATTACCTGGCTTGACTGAGCCCTTAACATCGTCTCCATATGTCATTAGAGCACAGACGTCTCGAAACTTAATCTTACTACCAACTCCACGCAAGTTATAAAATGCACTCCTAAATAATAAGGAGTTAACTACAGAATTGATATAAACGGTGAGATTTTGTCCCGAGGGATTAGATCCGATATGCTGAATGAGATCGCCATTATATGCCATTACTGGGTAGCAATATCTGTTGCAATTCCAGTCATAATGGTTATATCGCGTTCTGAATAGCCACAAATGCGCGCAATATCAATGAGAATGCGAAATGCTGCAAACATGACTTGTGCGGGCATGCGTAAATCGTACTTGGAATAATCCCCTGCCAATATTCGATCTGCTCCATACTTCTTCATGTGCTCGGATAGATGCGACCAGTCAGGTCCTTGGCAATTCACACCAACTGCACACTCCGAAAGAGCTGGAAACAGAGATAATATTCGAGCAATGGGTAAGAAGTACTTTCGCGTCATCATTTGCAACACGATAGGAGCTGCCTGAAAAACGCGTACCTTATCCTTACTTCTCTTGGTAGGTTCATCCTTAAGGCAAGCCTTGAACGCAGGATAATATCTCTCGCCATTCGAGTATGCCTCTTCAGCCTTTTCGAATTCTTGCCAAAACATATCATCCAACTCAGCAGGACAATTAAAT